TACTTCATACTGAGAGTTCATTACATAGAACTTAGCATCAGCAATACTTGATTGACCTGTTGCAGTTGTTTTACCAATTTGACCACCGCCACCAGGTGTAGCAGAGTAGTCAGGTTTCCACATATCAAACTTAGGGTTAGCAACTAGATCCCAGTTGTAACGACGAATAACTGTTCTTGCGAAAGTATCAGTAATACGCTTGGCAGCAATTAGTTCGTCATAAAGATTTCTTTTTTCTCTTTGGTTATCAAGAGGAAGGGGAGGAACATCTTCAGTTGCATAACGATAAACACCAGACTTAGCAGTAGCACCTGTATCAGAACCACCAGCACCACCTGTTCTACCTTTCAATGCAGAACCAAGAGGAGGAGCAGAGTTAACGCCAGCACTTCCAAAAACGTCGGTCAAAAGGAGAGCACTATCGTAAACTGCAGCAATTGTGGCACGGAAAGCGGTGGAACCATAAGTTCCTACGTAGACTTCATCGCCTACGGTAAATGCAGTAGATCCTTTAGAATAAACTTCTAAGTAAGCTCTCCATGGTTGCGGTCTACCCACGAAGAAATACATTCTAGTTTTTTCGGGACTGGTGTCTGTAGGACCCTCAGTCAATGATTCTAGAAATTGCTTCGCATTAAAAATACGAAACTTATCAGAAATAATAGCAGCCATGGTGTTCTTTATCCGACGTTTGTAATTGTGCTTGAGTTATTTATATTTATACCAATATTTATCAAATTGTAAAAGGAACTATTTCAGAACCAATTTCAATTTGATTATCACCAGTATATATGGTACATCCAGTGAATGTGGATGGACTTCTGCCAGTGTACTTAATTACACCAGAGTAGTTGTTTGATTTATGGAATAGGTATCCCTCATCAGGGAAGTATGATGTATCTGATACAATAATAGACAATTCTGCACCAACGAAAGTTAATGCAACAGTACTAATTTGAACTGGATTCTGAATTGAAGGATTCAATAAGTTAAACTTGTCACCTGCTAGAGTGTAACTAGAGTTAGCTCTTTCGGTAAAGTCTCTGATAGTGAGTGCTCCAAAGTATAGGTCAAGTTCTCCAAGTGATAGTCCAGAAACTTTAGCTGTACCATCATCAAATATACCATCAAAATGACTAATTCTATGACCAGCATTTGTCTTAGTATATTTTCCAACGTATTCACTAGCAACACCAAAGACATCGTTTAAGACTTCTATTTCGGTTGTATCTCTCTTAAGAACATAGTAACGACCACCAACATCAAGAATATCAACCTCTCCATCATGACCACCAGTAGTATTACCAGCTCTGATATTGATAGGATCTGTAATGAATACTGTTTCTTCAAATCCATCAATGACTCCACCTGGCGGTGTAAACAATAGAACCTCTAGTTGGTTCTTTTGCATTACAAATTCAGTATGAACCGTCTGTAATGTATTAGTAACAACGGTTTGATTATGACTAGTAACAAACGTTGTAAGTACAGTAGGTGCTACTGTTGGTGGTATGCGGACTACCTCTGTTATAATAGTAGAGATAGAATTTACATCTAATTGTGGTTGAAGATCAACCTCAATTTCTCTGGTGACTACAATATCAAATTGATCGTCAACTTCAACTTGATATTGAGTCTTCTTCTCAGTTCTTCCAGTTCCGTCAGCACCAGCACTTACAGCAACTAGTTGAGATTCAGATTCAATTCTAGCAATTCCAACTGGAGCAACAGATACAAGTTCTGGAATCTGACGTAAGAATGTTCCTGCAGTCCAATCTTTTTCAGTAGTTCCTCTTCTTCCTCTAATAATATTAGTAAATCTATCGGAAAGTTTTCTGGCATAACTTACAACTTCATCTCCAACTAATAGGAGACCTGTTCCGTAGAACTTAGATGTATCAGGAATATAAGCGATAGTATCACCAATATTAAAGTCAACATCAAGATATGCACCATTCTCAAAGTAGTTAATATTGCTTAGTGCATTATTAGGAATCTCAATCTGTTGAATTGCTGTGATTGCCTTAGTTACACTAGAAATAGAAGTTGTAGTTACAACATCCTGAATCTCTACAGAAACAAGGGTTACCTTATCCTGAATTTGTAATGCACCACCTGCTCCATCAATCTGAACAGGTTCTGGTTCAACATAAACAATATGAGCACCTTCAGATGGAGGTTCTAATGTTTCAGATGTTGGCATTGAACTACCAGCATTTTCACTATCAATTACATTAGTAATTCCAGTTTGAATTTTTGCTATAATTTCACGATCAGTATCTGCTGGACTGATAAGATCCACAGAAGAGTAAGAGAAAGCATCAACTAATCTGTTACCAAGAAGATCAATAGTAGAAGTAATCTGAATACCAGCACTTTCTACAACTGGGTTCATCCTCAAGTTGATTAGTGATACACCGATTCCTCTCTCAGATGAAACATCAAATCTTCTTGATACAATAACTTTAGGAGCTTTTGTATAACCAGATCCACCATCAATCAAATCAACACTAATAACTTGACCTTTACTTACAAGAACGTTAGCTCTTGCACCACCACCATCACCATTTACTGGTTCAAATTTAAGAACTGGAGGAGTAAAGTACTGATATGCAGTTGGTTGTGTGATAGGATCATAACTACGCTGGTTCCAAGTTAATTTGGTAACACTACCATTTTCGATAGTAGCAATGATAGAAAGACCTTCACCTCTTGTGATTCCAGTATAAGTCTCAACTGAGACTGCACCAAAGATATCATCTGATAACTGTTCACCATCTCTACCATCCTTACTGGTAGTAACGCCAGGAAGTTTCTTAATTTCTCTGAAACCATCTTCGCCTTCTACACGAACCTTATCTCCACCTGATAGACTTGGGAAAGGATTCTTGTAAGTTTTACCAATAACAGTTCCTGACCATGCTTGAGTATCAGCTCTTAATAATTTTCTACCAACATCATCTTTAACTAAAGTCAAAGTAGGATTTGTAAACTCTGAAGCAGGAACAGTTATGTTTCTGTCATAGTAACTTGCTACACCGAAGACGACATCAAGACCACTTATAATATAAGCATTTTGTGTTTGAGGAATATCAAATTTTACTTGTGTTCCAGTATTAAGATAATTGGTTACTTTACCAAGAACATTATATGTTCCATCTGGTTTTACTTGCCATGCATGAATAGGTAAACCGATCTTATCACCCATCCAAGTGTATCTTGCAAATGTATCCCAAACAGAAGATGTTGAGTCAAATGTTAAAGTACCAGTCGCAAAATAAGTATCAGGAGCAAAATCATAGAAATTAATAATCTGTCCGACATCTCTTCCATAGAGATATCTCATATCAATCTTCATTTCCTTTTTAATAGGAACATTGAAGAAGATGTTAGGACCAGATACAGTATAAGAGTAATCTTTTCTCTGTAGAACACCGTCTAAGAATACGTATAAGGCATCTTCTGCCTCAATATTTTGTACAGTAAAATCTTCTACGTCTAAGATTAGGAAAGGACCGCTTCTTACACCATCAACTAAGTTGTAATCAATAGTAAGTCTCTTGTAATTACCAACACCAATACCTGCAACTTTTTCTACGGCAGTTGGTTCACCGATAGTTTTGGCACCAAGATCTTGATCCCAAATAGGAGCTACATCAAACTTGATTTTGTTTGGAATTACAGTTCTATCAATAAAGTAGGAATCTTCTAGAGGATAACCTTCTGTATACTTTGGTCTCTGTAATACAGCGTTAAGAGTTAAGAATAGATTTTCATCTGCCTCTGTATTAACTTCTGTATTGTCGTCCCAATATAATTCAAACTCTTTATTCTCTCCATCAACATAATCAGGAAGAGTTCTAGTAACAGATTTTTGATCTAAGATTTCACTTACATTATCATATAAAGAATCAACAGCAGAAATTACAGTATTGCACTCTTGTGCTGGTAGTAAAGGATCACCTAAGATATTGTAATTAGAATATGTTAAAGTAGGAGTCCAATTACCTGCTTTATTTCTATTTTGTGGAGTTTTCTCTATAAGTCCACGTCCTTCTGTAAGAATAGTCTCGACAATACTATGATATGTGTTAAGTGTACTTTCTACTTCTATACATGCAGGTGAAACAGAGTCAAGTAAAACATTAGGATCTGTGCCAGGCAACTGGTTTCTCATCGCCTGAATCATTAGATCTCTAGCGTATGCAAATGTAGCAACAGTTTCAGTTAACTGTCCACTGATGTAGTAAAGTTCTTCACCATATGGATAATCATTTTTCTGATAATATAGTTGTGCTGCCTCAACAATTTTGAAGTTACCACCTAACTTGAGATGATAAACATATGCATCTATGATAAGACCAATATCTCTACCACACTTAGTTGCAAGAGATCCCCAGTTTAATGAAGGATATTGTGCTTGTGCCCAAGTTAGTGATTCAGATATGATATATGCTCTATTAAGATCAATTAACTCTCCTGCCTTGTAGAACATACCATTGTTCAATGCACTCCAACCAAATTTTGCTTGGTCACTTCCTGAGAAGGATACTGGAACACCGTATGTAGAACCAACTGGTACACCAAAAGAATTTGGAGGTACAACAGCAGCAGTATTTGTTGGGTTAGATGTAACACCAGCACCTGCTTCACCACTAATATTAGTAACACCATCAGGTACTCCACCGCCACCACCAGAGTTTGCAAGTGCAGCATTACTTACTGTAACTTGTGTATCACTATCAATAGATACAATTTTAGTTCCTACTGGAAACGCCTTACCAGAACTTACAAATAAACCAACAGCAAGATTGTCAGTGTTTGTAACCGTAATTGTATTTTGTCCTTGAATATATGAAACATCAACGTCAATCCAATCCCAATTTCTGATAGCAAGTTTTGCTAGTCTTGTGGCATATGCAAAGATTGCATCCGATTGTGTTCTGTTATTTTGAATATACAGATATTCACTACTAGAATTAAAAATTGAAGTGTAGTCAATTGTTTTTACATTTCCACCAAATCTAATATCATGTTGATAAGCATCTAGAATTGCACGAATGTTTCTCTCATAATCATCTTGCTTTGTACTCCAATCTAATGTGGAATATGTTTGTTTAGCATATCCAATAGTCTCATTTACGATAAAGTCTACGTTTCTTTCAATTTGGTTTGCAGCATCAATCCAAGTGCCACCACGTTGGAAGATATTTCTAATCTTTCTTAGGTGCTTAGTATTGTATTGATCATCTTTAAACTGGAATACCTTACCATAGAAGATTACACCTTTATATGGAGTAGTTTCACCAGAATCACCAGTTAGTTTTGCTCCATTTCCAAGAGGAGGAGCAGAGAATACAATAGTATCATTGTTGATAGTGTATGAAACACCTGGTTCTTGAATAACACCATCAAGTGTAACGATAAGACCTTTTTCAGATGCTGGGAAGAAAGGAACACCTAGATCATTGATAATTTGGAATGTTGTAGTTCCTTGTAATTTACCATCAGTATCATAGTAACCATCAAAAGGTGCTGCAAGAGTAAACTCAAATGCACGAACCTCATTGAACAAGAACTCACTGGTTGCAGCAGATCCAACACCTTTACGAACTCTTTGACTCTTAACTGATTGTACAGATTGTGTGATAGCATATGTTGTATTTTCAACAGTGATCTTATTCTTATTAGGATCCCAAAGTTGAACAACACTGAAGTGAGATGCCTTAGGCACCTCAACTGGCATTTCAGTACTGGCAGTTGATTCTACATCTACTTGACCAAATAACTTAAATCCAGCAGGGTGTGTAGTAGACTTAATTAAGTCACGCCATTCTTCAATAGAAGTTTTAGATTTTACAACATATGAATAATCTTGATAGAAGAAACTATCTGTAAGTTTCTGATTAGAAACACCAAGTTTACCCTTGTCTGATTGATAGAATCCTAAGTTATCATAGAAACTAGAAATCTGTTCATCAAACAAAGTAACAAAAATACCAGTTACTCTAGATGTTACATTTTGGTTTAGAATACTTGTGATAGGAACATGTTTTCTAATAATACCAGTTACATTCTCCACTTTTAGAAGATTAGATCCTTCTCTCCATTCAGATACTTTTGCTCTAGAGACTTCTACATTATTAATTGTTTGAGTTACAATTTCACCTTTTCTGTATGTTGGTAGAGAACCACTAATTGGTTCTACAGTCAAAATGTAATTTGATGTAAATGTAGAAGATACGGTTTTATCTAAATGGAAACCTCCACCATTTTTAGTAATTTTAATACTCTTAGGAACACCAATACTATTACTATTGACATATGCTTTTACATCACTTTCAATAATTTGAATTTCAGGTGCAAATGTATATCCTCTACCTGGTTTATCTACAACTAGTGAGAAAATCTCACCATTTCTAACAACAATTTTAAATGATGCATCAACACCATCACCATTTGTAATTACAACTTTAGGATTTGAGTAATTAGAACCTTTGTTATCTACTCTAACACCAGTAATAGTCTGGGTTGCAGAGTCAAACAATACTGTAGCAGAAGCTCTAAAACTTTCTGATGGATCAACACCAATAACTGTCGGTACTTTTTTATAATTTAATCCGAGGTTGATGACGCTGAGTTTATCAATCTCACCGATAGCGAACTGACCAGTAGTAGTATAAGAAATGGATCCAGAACCATCCCAAAGAGG